TACTTCCACTAATAACAATATCAGCTACATTCTTGACTACAGGAGTTGCATCTATTGAAGTTCTATATATTGAATACAACCTAATATATTCAAAACTTGTATCTACATTTGATAACTCTATCCTGAATGAGTTACTTACCTTATCTTCAGGAGAACCACCTCTATCACCAAAAGAAGTATAGAGAAGGTCTGAGGTAGCAAATATATTACTTTCCTGACCATATTTATTAAAATAGGTCATTGCATATTGAATAACTCCTGGAGCAAACACTCCATTAGCTGTGTCTATTCTACTGACTTTTAAAGTCTCCTTGAGACCAAGTACTTGAACAAAATCAAAAGAATTATTAGTATATCCAGATGGGTCTGCTATAATATTTATAACTCTTGGTCTGTTCAATCCATCAGTCCAATATATCTTCTGAATATTATCATTCTCATATATACTTAAGGCTTCAATAGGATATTCCACATTGAAGCCAAGATTGCCTTGAAATAGTAACTTACTTTCAAAGAAGTTGCTTGGTTTATATTCAAGCCTATATATTCTATCTGTACCTGAGTTTGTAGTAAATATAACCACATAGTTATTCAGAATAGCACTTCCTATGTACTGTCCTTCTATTTGGGTAGGGGTTATAGTAACCTCCTTATTACCCTTTTCATTTGTTATTGAAAGGGCAGTAGAGTGTTCTCTTGCAGTTATTCTAATATTCATTGCATCATACATATAATTATTAGATAACTTGCTTTTAGAGATGTCTCTGTTCATCCCTTTTGGTATAAATTGTACTACTTTAGATTCCATATTAATGTAGCTTTATATATTCTTTGTCTCCTAAATGCTGGAAACCTTTCTTAAATTCATTCATTCTTGGAATGAGTTGGGACCACATGTTAGTAATTGACTCCATCTCTGATACAGAAGGAATAATGAACTCACTGTTACATTGAGCTGCTTTAAAAGCATAAGATTGCTGTGTATTCTGCATTACAGCAGGACTTATTTTACCCATGTCAAAAAGGATAGTAAACCATTCTTTCTTTATATATAACTCCAATGTAGCAAGGAAAATAGAATTATTTGGTAGTAAAGGAAATCCATCACTATCTACTGCTATTGCATTATAACTTATATCAACCTTACCAGTCCTGAAGGAAGTAAAGATAACAGAGCCTTGTGTCTTAAAGCTATTCTCTGTTCTTCCAGAATGATTATGAGGACTGACAAAGGTACTTGTCATAGACCTCAGACATTCTCCACTATCAGATAACCTGACCTGATTTATAGATACTAAATCACAAGGTAATATACCTCTATAGTCCTCTATTTTTATTGTACACTCTTTCTGTATCTTAGTATTAGGTAAACCCATAACACCAATAAAGTCAAGAGTATATTGCACTGCTGACTCTATTGAAAGGTCACTAAGTAATGGGTGTCTAAGTAATCTACTTAGTACCTCCCTGATATTTACATAATCTATATTATTAACCATAATTTACTTTCCTTTCTAAGTATAAGGCATCAATAGAGCCCTCTTTTATTTTCTGACTTAATCTAATCTTTAAATCCTTATTAAATAGGAACTCATAATAGGAGTTATTATTATAGTTAGCTAACTCTCTATTATAGTATATTTTAAAGATTTCTTTCTCCTCCACTTTAACAAGTGTTTTATTCTTATGAGCTTCCTTGTCTTCATACCAAAGTTCTATTGTTTTATTCCAGTCAATAGGAAGGTTAGTTCTAACCTTACCATCCTTTCCAATCTTTATACTCCTGCTATTCTTTCTTAGCTCAATGGAGCCCATCCTATGTGGAAGTTTTACATCATGACCTTGAATTATTTCTTCAGCAAGAAGAAGGTTTATCTTCCTTGTAATAGCAAAGTATTGAGATTCTGTAAGTACATATTCCTTAGACTTTGGTTTATTCTTTCTATAGTATTTATAACCATCATATATACCTAAAGAATTATTAACTTTATACTTCTTAGGATGATTAACCTTTTTAATCCTTTTCTTAAATTCATCTAAGCTTTCTATCATCTTCTAACTTCATCAAGATTATCCTGTGCATCATTCACTTCATCTTTTGGGGAATATTCAGGACCCCTCAACTCTTTAACTACAAGCTCTATCAATGGAGGTATAAGACTATCCTCAATAGGGAAATCTTTATCCATTATATCACATATATCACCATCCTCTGATGGACATTCATAGTCTGCTGCTTTCTCTGCATCTTCAAAGATAGCTGTAAACCTTACATTCTCAAGATATAGGAATTGTGGATTTGATGATTTAAAATAAAGATAACCATCAGGAGCAATAGAACAATAGATTATATTCTGTAGGAACTTGTTATATCCTACATATCTCATTCTATCTCTTCCTACATATGATATTTCACCTTGATAAAAATCAATAGGATATACCCTTGGATTACCTATCTTCATAGTAACAGGTAACTTATTCTTGCTTCTTAAATAACATCCTCCTTCACAAGCTTCTCCTGATATAGCTGGGACCTGCTTAAGCCCTAAGCATAATGTCTGGTAATTACTCTCTGGTATAGGCTTCTTTATATCAGAATATCTTTGCTTAAGTAGAAATACCCTATACTTAAATAGCAGGAATGATATATGGTCTTGTGTAAATGTAGAGTCATCTGAACTTAACTTAAGTTCATCTATACACATATATGTCAATTCTTTTAATGTTGCCATAATAATTTATTTAGTTATTAAACAATAAAGACATTGCAAATATAAGTAAAATGACTCATATATACAATGTCTTTATTGATTTTATTTGCTGACTATAAGGATAATACTATCCTATTCCTCTTAATTCAACTGTTACAGGAGTATCATAATATTCGGGGAAATCTATTAAGCATGTAGTTCCACATAAGCAGTATATAACTCTTGATATAGTCCTTATATCATCTTCTGTTACAAATCCTCTAAAGTCTGTTAACAACTCCTCAAGGAATAATAGGGCAAGTAACTTATATACATCATCATAGTTCTTGTAACCAAACTGAGATAATGCTATGAAATAGTTATCAAGTGCCTCTGTCTGTAGTTTGGCTAATTCATCCATGACAAACACATTTAGTTACAATTGAACTTGTATCAATGAAGAACTTCTTCCAATACTTGATAGCCATAGTATAATTCTTAGTTATCATACTTACTGATATTGCCTTAAGTCTCAGCATCTTATTTACAAAGTTCTTGGGAATACAACAAGTATTTTCTACCTCTTTCACACTATTCATAAGACATTTATATACAGGGTCAAGATTAACTACAGCTTTACTTATTGTTACTTCCTGAGAACCATTTAGACTTTTAACCCAAACTATAAACATCCTGTCTTCCAATGGAATCTTCAAATCAGTCTGAGATAAAGTGACTGAAGCTTCAGTTACAGAGCCTTGACTTAAATCAATTGTATGTACAGGATTACTACTTGGTCCTTCTGGAACATAGGTGTTATCAGAATCTATGATTATAGTCTGTATATATTCTTTAGTAGCTTCTCCATGATAAGTAGTTGAAACTTTTATATCAAGATATTTATCATCAGGAGTTATCTCTAATTTTTCAAAATGTACATCCATAATTTTTAATATTAGTGATAAAAAAAAAAGGAGCATAGAACCCTATGCCCCTTATACTTTATTAACTCTCTTATGCTGGGTTAGCAATAGATAGTCCTGAAGCTGCATTTACAGCAGCTACCAAAGCTTTCATCAAAGTGTGACTTCCATCATCTTCACAAACAATTGTGATAGTTCTTTCAGACTTCTGAACTGATTCATTAGAGCCAATGTATGAATAATGAATATCCAGAGTATCATACTTCTTACTTGGGTCAACTAAGTAAGTTGTAGTAATATTGTTAGGATATCCCATACCTCTGTACATATCTCCTCTTGCACCCATGCAGAAATATTCAAGGTCTGCAATGTTATGACCATTCTCTACTTTCTTAGTAGAAGCTACTTTCTTAACATCTCCCCAAATAATTTCTTCACCATCAACTGTAATAGTAGTAGGCTGAACACTGAAAGGAATGAATGCTTGAGGCATTTTACCAAGAATCCAATCTTGCTGTACTTCCTCAATTATAATCTTATTATAGTCAGCCTTGTTAAGTTCAGCTTCTTTAGTTGCTGATGTAACTGGAACATCAGTACCATCTGCTGCTGCACTATTCAGATAGATATTTACCAAAGGAGTAGTCTCATTAGCAATATTCTTAGCAAGAGACAAAGCTAATGCTTTGTAGAAGTTTGAGGCAGTCATTCCTGAAGTAGCCTTTACAAAACCATACTTGAAGTATTGGTCATCCTCTCCAATACCAATAAATTGTCTGAATGCAAGTCTTAACACATATTCCTGAGCCTGAACTGGTGTAGGAGCCAATGCTGAAAGAGTTACTTCATATCTTGCCAATTTATGTGCCATACTACCTGAAGCAGTTGCTTTAGCAGAGATTATATTAGCAATTGTAATTTTATCACTTGATACAATACCTGCTGGACTCATGTACTGAAAATACAGAGTAGTCTTAGCTGTATCTGCTTTTGGCAGAATAGAACCTGCTGCATCTGTAGGTAGCAAGTTATTACCTGTCTTTAATGCTGTTTCGACATATAAATGTCTTACTTGGTTGATTGAAAATGTTGCCATTTTAATATAAGTTTAATTAAACAATTCTTTATTTACTACCTGCTTGTGGGTTTCTACTTATAATAGCAAGTCTAACTGCCCTCTCAAGTATTGCCCTGTGTATTACAGGATTTAGTTCACATTCTGTTATGGTACTAACTCCATTGATACTTAAATCAGAAGGAAGATTAACTAATATAATTGGGGTAGGTCTTGATAGATATCTAACTAAATACTTATCAATATTATAGTCAGACACAATCTCAACTATACCATCATTTATATCAAGTCTTAATGCTCTTCCTCTTCCTGGACCCCTGAATGGATTTCTATATACTCTATAGAAATCATCTTGAGCTACTGGAGTTATAGAAGCTTCTTCTCCATCAAGGCATCCTAATCTTGAGTCTTTTAATACTGCTGATTCATAAGTAATGAACCATACATCTTCAGGTATCTGAAAGAACATTGAACTTTTAGATAAACCTAAGTGACCTGTTAATTTTTCACTTGTTTCAAAGGTCTTTACTAAGTTACTTAAGTATCTTCTGACTTCTTCTGTTCTTTCCAGACTATCTCCATACTGATTCTTACCTGTATAGATTTCTATTATAATCTCTTCCTGAGCATTTGTCAGGAATACTGATTTCTCATATTCATCAAAAGCAAGAGGAGTAGTAGAACCAAATTCTGGACTTGCTGAATATGAATCAAGCAAGGTATCAAATCCATCAGAAAATTCCTTAGTAGTCATTATTCACTTCTATTACCTAATTCAACACTTGCCTTCAAATCTCCTTCATAGGCAGCTTTGGCTAACTCAACACCTCTTTGTAGGATTTCTCTATGAATTAAAGGATTAAGTTCACACTCACTAACAGTATTCTTACCATTGATTGAAACATCTCCATATTCACTTGATAAGTTAGTAAGAATAATAGGAGCAGGTCTTCTTATATATCTAACTGTATATTTTGATATTGTCTCACCTGAGTGAGGAATTACTTCTGACTGAACAGTGTTTCCTTCACCTTTAGTAACAAGTCTCCATGCTTGATATTTAAGAGGTTCCTTGTAAGGCTTTGACATCAGTCTTGTATATTCATCATACCTGATTGGTATTACTTGCTTTACTCCTGTATTAGTTGTAAGGCTTTCATTAATCATTAAGAATAAATCAACAGGTAGTTTATACACCTTTGCTCTAACATCAAATGTTGTTGAAGGAGAATCAACAACAGTTCCATTAGCTAAAGTAATAAGCCCTGAGAAATCTATCTGTCTTTTTGCAGAACCATCAAACCCCTCAGAGTATTTATTACCTTTGGGGTTGAAATAGTTCTTTATAATCTCCTCTTGTGCTTTAGTTAAGAATACTGATTTCTCATATTCATTCAAGCCAGGAGCAGCATTAGACATTATATTATTATACAGGACATCAAATTCATTTGAAAATTCACTTGTAGTCATCTTTCATTATACTTGATTACTCCTTTACTTTAGCTTCTATACTGAACTTCAAATCTTGATTCTTTGGAAGGTTCAGATATTTAGCAGCCATATTAAGAGTAGGTTCTTCATTATCACCACATAATGGTGTGCCATCAGACTTTAAGTATAACATACCACCTCTGTTGCTAATTACTCCCTCTTCAATAGCTTTCTTAATCAAACTCTTAGTTGGAAGTAATGGGTCAGTTGCAACTCTTAAGAAGAGCTTAGCATCTGCCTTAATCAGGTTATTAACCTTTTCTTGCAGGAACTCAAGTTTAGAGTTCTTTGAGGTTGGTCTGCCATCAATAGTCTCAATGATAGTCCTGAGGATTAAAGTATCATCTTGGATTTTACCAAACTCCATGTAAGACTGCATTGTAAAGTTCATATCCTTTTTAGCATTCTTGACTTCTTCACCTTCTTGTATAATCACAAATTGATATGTTGCTTTAGGATAATCCTGTAACTCCTGAAGAGATGGTGCAATATAAGCCTTGTTTGCAAGTAGGATTTTATACTTGATGTAGTCATCAGGGTCAGATAGATTGAGGAAGTTGTCTCCCTTTGTCAACCTAACCATAGCATTCTCCCAGAAGTTATCTACTTTCTTATAGATACTAAGTGCATTGAATTCAAGTCCCATTATATCCTCAAGGAAAGATTTCTCTTTATCTGTGAGAACATTTACAAACATTCCTGAAGAAAGCTTAGGTACTGTAAACCATTTAACAGCTCCTTCAGCCATACCTCCATATAGAATATGTTTAGGGTCTCTTACTATACCACTCTCTTTTGGTACAAATCTTACAATAATCCTTTCATTTCTTAAACAGTTAATAGTATCCTCTTCCTCTACAACTGCTTGTTTCTTTTGCTTTTTAACAGCTTTAGGTTCAGGTGAAATAACATCAGTTACATGCTCTTCTTTCATAATTTCATCATCATCTAAAACTACACTAACTTCTTTAGCCATATTTTACTTCTCCAATTTAAAATAAAAAAAAAATAGGGAGAGGGAATATCCCACTCCCCTTTATATTACCCTTCCAGTATTGCTGGAATTAATGACATAGTTCTTGTTGGGTCAAGCACACAAACACCTAATGTTGCCATCTTGTGAATTATTGCTGAGTCCTCATCAAATGACATATGAGGATTACCCTTAGCACCTGTGAATGGATTTCTCAAACCCCACTGGTAGCTTCTAAGTTCATTGTCACCCTTAATTCTACATTTAAAGATATTAGGCTGGTCCATAGTACCAATATACCAGATATCAAATCTGTAAGACATAGCAGGACCACCCATTGGGTGAATAATCTTGTTTCTTACAGGGTCATCATAGAATGGGTCTACATCAAGTCTAACTCTAACACCATTAGGAGCTTTATATTCCACAAATTGGAAACCAGCACTAAGTGCATTTGAGTGGAGTTTAGACTGAGTCTTTTCTACAACTCTTGTAGAGTTATTATCAAGTACAAAAGTAGTCCAGCCAGATATAGTTTGCAGAACTGCCTTATGGAACAGGATAGCACCTCTTTCACCAGTCTTGATGATAAACAATCTATCACTCATAGACAGTTTAGAAGCTGAAAGTTCATACAAGGCATCTTCAAGCAACTTCAAGCTAAATGTATTATAGTACATAGTATTGGCAACCTCTGTCTGTTCAAAGATACCAGCACCAGTCTTAATAACATTACCTGACTTACCAAAGTTCATGTATTCACCATTAGCATTCCTGTTTGAGGTACCAAATGCCATAGCATTATTCTTGTATTCAGAGAATTGTTCCTCTACCTCATAGTCTACGTAGTGCATCCACATATTAGCAGTATCCTTAACCTGCTTGCCATTTACATTCCTAACCATAGGAATACCTATAGCAAGTTTCTTGCCAAGCTTATTACCAGCTACCTTATGTTGGATTCTAATAACAGACCATTCATTTCTCATAGAGACAGGAGTACTAAACCTAATATCACCTACCTTTCTGGAGAGTTCCTTCTCTACAGGAGCAAAGTCTACAGAGAATCTTTCACCAGCTTGAAGTCTTTCAGCAGGACATCCAGTTGTATTACCACCCATAAGTTCTACTTTGTAGACAGCATTAGTACCTTCCATTCTTGCATCACCAAGGATTCTAAATGGATATACTTGGTTCAAATTACCTACAATAACTTCACCATCTGCAAACCAATCTTCTGGGAATACAAGATAGAAAGGTGATGTTCCCACACCAACATTAGCTGCACCTACTGCAACTACTGTACCATTCTCATCTCTTGCTTCTACAAGTGGAATATTCCTTCTTGCAGAACCAATAACATCCCAGTAATATTCATTATCATCCTCAAACTCTCTTACTGGGAACTGATTCAGGAATGTATCCAGAGTTTTCCCTCTATTGAATGCCAGCAATTGCACCATAAGGTTTGTAGCCTTTTGAGGTTGCATCTGGAAGATAGAGCCAAGGTGATTATCACTTGTCAGACCCTTCCAGGATTGGAAGCCTAACATTTGAAATTTACCTAATTTACCAGCCATAAAATTAATTATCTTTTAGTTTATAAATATGTTTAGACATCAGGAGTCCAGCCATTTCCAATATAAGATTCATTGTCCTCCTCAATACCACCAACATATCTTGGATTACCTGCTGAGGACCTTGAACTGCTACTTAGTTTGTGTTCCAGTTCTCTTAAACTTTGCTTGACTTCTTTCTTTACTTTGCCCTTGACTAAACCATCAAGGTTCTTAAAGCCATCAGTAAGTGTGAAGAGTACACTAAGATATTTCTTAAACTCAACTGGGTTGTCTCTTTCATACTTTCCAATTGTAGTTAAGTATTCACCATCTTCTGTTTTGAATACAGGCTTAGCAATGTTATCAAAGGCTTTCTGTCTTGTAACTTTATCCAGTGGTATTCCTTCAAATACCTCTTTGTCTTCAAGCATTACCTTCTTAAGCTTTTCAGCCTGCTCCTTAACTCTTCTTTCTTCTGCTTTTGCTTCTTCTTGTGCTTCTTTGATAAGTTCCTGATAACTCTCAGTGAAGTACTTTCTGTTTTCTTCTAAGGCTTCCTTAGCATCTTCAACATCTGTACCTGCATTAAGAGATTTTTGAACTTCCCTTTGTGCCCTTGCATCACTGTATCCTCTATTTCTAAAGTCCTGATAAATAAGCTTCTGTCTAAGCATTTCACCTTTATCATTCTCAGCAGTGATATCTTCTTCTTTAATTGAATCAAGATATGAAAGAGTATTCTCATACTTCTTTATTTCTTCTGGTTCAATATCAGCATTAAGAGCAGCATCAATTCTCCTTTGTCTTTCATCAAGTCTTGCTTGAATTTGTTTTTCAACTGCTTCAGCAAAGTCTTCAGGTTCATTGATACTCTTTAATGTTTCATCATCAAGGTCAGGGAAGATACCCTCATCTTTCAAGGCACTGGCAATGGAAGAGTAGAAGTTAGTTTTGGGAGAAGTACCACCATCCTTTTCAGAGTTGGTATCTTCCTTTTCTTGATTATCTTTATCTTCACTACCTACGCCCTCTGGAGTGTCAAATAGATTTTCTGCATCTACTATCTCTTCCTCAGTAGTTTCCTTTTCTTCTTCAGTATTTACAGACTCTTCAGTCTTAGTTTCTTCTTGACTATCTTCATTAAATAGACCTTCAATGTCTACCATTTCTTCTCCAGATAGTATAAAATCTTCATTTAATCCATCCATAATTTTCTCCCTAATTATTAACTGACTGCAAAGTTATAATAACTATTTGATATAGGCAATATGGTAATTAAGATGCTTTAGATTATATAAATAAAACCTTTATTTACTGAACAAAAGAAAGGGTGTAATAACAAGTACTACACCCTCTCAATAATTATGCTTCCTTAAAATACTTCCATATTTTACATCCACCCTTATAATCATCATCCTTGAACCAGAAGTTGATTGCAGACTCTATGATTTTTGTATCAATATTATCTCCGAACCAAGCTTTAAATAGTTCACAATAATCATGATATTGGGCATTGATTGCAACATATACATCAGCATGAGTTACAGATTGAGGAATTATTCCTCTATATCTTTCACATACCTCTTTGGCTTTAGACATGTCAAATTTCTCTCCAACATATTTCCTTCCATTTTCAGTATGATACATTTGAGATACAGTATATTTTGCATAGGATTCATTGAAGTGTTCACCTTCATTTCCTTCTAACATCATTTCCATCAATCTCTTTTTATCCTCATGGTCCATATACTTCATCTGTTCTATAAACTCACCTTTTGGGCTATGTCTATTAAAGTAGAAATCCTCATACATTTCATAAGGGTCTCTCATATCTTTGAAATCTTCTTCAAAGAATTCACCTCTTTCAGAATCTCTTCTCATGCCTCTACCTCTGCCTCTGCCTCTTGCAAACTTTTCAGTTTCAAAATGCTCCTTGAGTTTTCTCATAAAGTCATCATCAGACATTCCTCTGCCCTTATTTCTAAGGTACTCTCTTAATATAATTTCATCCATAATCACAGTTATTTAGCAGTTAATAATTCCTTGAAACCTTCTAAGTCCTGCCCATTAAATACTAAACTTTTATTTGTTAATGGTATATTGAGTTTAATTGTTCCACCTCCAATATTAATATCTCCCATAAATGGGGTCTTGAAGGTAAATGGTTCAGTAGTCATGACTGACTCTATCATTTCAGATAGGATAGCTTCTACATCTATTTCACCATTTTCATCTGCAATAAGCTCAAGTGTTTTGTTTATCTTGCTGAGATTCTTGTCTAATGCTCTTGTAATTAAAGGTTTAGCAAAACTAATCATAGGATTTGTCTTTGCTACAGCTTCAATTTGAGTACCAAGGAATGTCTTTAATCTGTCTGTCAGTTGGGGTATAGTTACCATAATTACATATTAGCTTTAATAAATTCTTCATAGGTTACATTAGGATTAGATTTACTAAACTCTCTGAACCTTCTAAACATCTCCATCTCTTTGTTAGTGGTATCAATTATCTTACCTTTTAACTTCTTCACTATCTTAAGTTGATGTGTTAATAGGTCTTTACCTTCCTGAGTACCTTCAATCCTACCTTTCACAAGGCTCAGAATTTCAGCTTGTACAAGACTCTGTAGTTTATTATAAGTATCTACATAGTCTTCATCTTGAAACAGCATATTCTTTTGTTCATCTGTCATAGGCTCTATTTCTGAATCTATTTCATCCCAGATTAACTTCTGAGGAGGCTGTTGTACTTGGGGTTGGGTCATTTGTTGCATTCTTTGTTGCTTTGCATTTTCAAGTAGCTGTTTCTGTTTCTCAAGAAGCTGAATCTGCTCCTCAATATTACTTCCAATAGAAGTTGTACTTAATAATGGGTCCCCTCCCCCTAATATTACTTGATTTACTGGAAACATAATTAAAACAAATAAAAGTTAGTATTTAAAGAAAGAAAAGGGGAGAACTGACTCCCCTTTAATTTATCAGGCAGTTGGAGCAGCAGCAGTTACTACTCTTGGGCAACCACATTGATTAGCTCCTACATAACCAGTTATAGTAGGTTCATTAGGAAGACAAACCTGACCATAGATTACATTACAAGTCTTTCTATCAGTATAATTGATACCAGCAGTAAATGCCTTATCAATTTCACATTGAATCAACTTATCTTGGTAAGGTCTTATAGCAGCATTAATAGCTACCTGAGCCTTCAAATCAGATAGTTCTTTCATTATGCTGTCATCTGCATCTCTCTGAGATTTATACAGATTGAATGAATCTCTATTATGTTGAGCAGTCAACACATCAAATCCATCTCTTGTAGACTTGTATAAACCAAAGTCTGCATCTACTTGACTCTTGTAAAGTCCAAACAGTTCTTGGTCAATAGTCTGTCTATCTTGGAACCTTTGATTCTGTTGAGTCAATGCCCATTGATAAAGACCTCCTTGAAGTGCAAGAACATCTTCACATTCTTTCATCTGAACTTCATATGCAGATGGACTATTTCTACTACCTCCTGCCATTCCAGTTTCAAGACCATTGATGTTAATATTAGCACCACCAAGTCCAGAACCCAAGCCACTACCACCTAACAAACCAGCTCTTCTATTACCAAAGAGTGCCCATGCACCAAGAGCAGTACCAATAATACCTAATGTCAAACCTGCATTGGCTTTTCCATTAATATCTCTCTTGTTAGGACCATAATAACCATCTTGATGTTCTACAATCTTTTCTTTTTCAATAATTTCCATAATACCTGAAATTAATTGTTCTTAATAATTTATCTATCTCTGTAAGCTTACACTGCCAAAGTTATGTAAATTATCTCAGGTACCATAACATTACTAAAAAGCCCCATAACTATTTAAGTTACAGGGCTTTAATTTAGCACTATGTTACTAAAGTGCTATTAACTATCAAATGCTATTAAATCTTTCCTTCCGTGGTGTTTATAAAACACATCAACTATCTTATTATATATGTATGTTATGACATAAGCATCAATTTCATCATTATCTCTTTGTGGTCTATAACCTATATATTCCCAAATATTATTCTTGATGTGCTCAGCTTCATGTATTATACTACTTCCTCTTCTTGAGTTAACTGCCACAAGTGCAGCTCCATACTGAAATCTTGTGATAGCTAAAGGTTCTGGACCACTATCAAATAGATAGGATACTTCATCCCAACTATCATATATCAGTATAGTCAGCCTATAATCAAATATAGGAACTGTCATCTTCTTCTTTGTTACCATAACATACCTTATTTTTATTATTCTATTGTGACAGTAATTTCTTCTCCAGCTACCTTAGCTTTTAACATCAGGGAATATAACTCCTGAAAGGTAGAAGTAGAATTAATTACTTGTCCTTTTATCTTGTTGTCTCCAACCAAGATACATCCTAAGGTGTCAGCAGGCTTATTTCCTACATGAATAAGGACTCCTGAATAACCAGGAACATCAATAAGTCTGGGTAATTTTCCTCCACAGAATTTAGCCCATGACCTATCTTTGAACTTAGGACTTACTGTATTCATGTCTATTTTATAAGTTCCAGTAGGAATTGCTGTTTCACCATATACCTTCTTTGATTGTATCTCTGAAAGAGGTGAGTCTTCTGTTAATCCTCTATCTGTATCTTCTAATGTGTCACACTCATATATACCATTTACATATAACTTACCTATGGTATATTTATCTCCTTTAAATATTCTTTTAATGGTTATGTTCATCTATGTTCTTGTGTAAAACTGTTTTATAATCACCTTTTCTTAATTGACAACTTAAGTCTGTGCATATAATAGTCATTAAGTTCAAGACTTGTTTTCTTAACTCCTTCACCTCCTCCTCCAGACTGTCACTTCTTTTTAAGGCATCATCAAGCCTTTTTCTGTTATCATCTGAGAGTTGCTTGTAAAATTCTAAAGACTCATTCATATTCTTTATCAGATTATTATCAACCTCACTGTTGTATTTCTTTCTTGCAAAGAACCATGAAGTCCAACCACTAACTATAGTAGTTAGAAATCCTACACCTGCTGTAATCAGTATTCCACCATCAATCATATTATTCAACTATTTCTATAAACCTTTGAGTTTTGTTTTTAACATAGGGATTTCTTTCTCTTATTTGTACCTCTACAACAGTATGTTTCTTCTGAAACCATCTAAATAAAAAGAACTTCTTTGGAGGCTTAACAGTCTCTCTTCTGCCTTGAATAGCAGTAAGTCTTTCTAATTCTATAGTAGGAGTTGAAACCACTACATTTGGATACTTTAAATATAAATGGTTTTGGAACCACTTGTCTCCCATGATAGTATCAAGTTCAAAGGAAGGATTCTTAAAAATAGTGTCAGGAGTTAACAGAGTGTCACTCTTGTTTATAGAACTAAGCTCATATTGTAACTGTTTCAACCTTTTATCTTTAATGCCAATCTCTTCCCTCATCTTATTTATCTTCAGGAGAGTTGAGTCTTTAAATGTATTAAGTTGCTCTATAGTAAGTTTATAAACCCTACTCTGATTAGTTACATTTGAAAGCTCCATATCATAAGCCTTTATATTTTCAATAGAAGTATTATATTGCTTGGTTAATTTTACATTGGAATTATATAATATACCACATGCAATTACTAATACTCCTATTATAATTAAACCAATTTTCTTCATAATACTTCAATTTTTAAAGGACTATTTCCAATACTTTTCTTTGAACTCATCTAAATCTTTCATGGACCAACTGAGTTCCTTAAAACCTATAGCATGTTCTCCTTTTGGGATTTTACCAGCTCTGACATAGTTATCAAAAGTAGCTCTGCTGATTCCTGCTAATTGGCAAAATCTATATTTACTAATTCTTTTAGTAGTATCAGTAGCATTTTGAACTGCTTTCATTATAGCTATTGCAGACTCTTCATCAACATTAAAATTACCTGCATCCATATCATCTACTTTACTTGCAAGTAAATCTCTAATAACCTTAGTTAACTTGTTCATCTCCTTCTCCCTCCATACTTTTGGTGACAATAAATAGCACAACTTACAAATATACCACCTATTATCAGATTTAATAACAGTAGATTAAAATCATCTACTGGAATAATAAAATAGTTATCTACAAAAGCTACTATTTTATTAACCACTATGTAGTGAATTGCCATCTTGTGATATATGCAGAACTTGTAAACACAACTACTTATGTACATAGGAATGGTGGTAAGAATAGAACTGCCACCTATAAATAATGTAATATCGAGATAAATGTCAAAGTATGCAAGAATATTACTGATGAAGTCCATAGATGCTATCAGCATAGGAACATATTTCACACTTAATAGTTCAAGCTTGTAGATAACTACACTTCTCATGGTCACTTATTGGATTTGACTCTTCTTCTTTTATTTGGAGCTACACCACCACTTGTACCATTGTTAGATTTTGGTCTTCCCATAATTAATTAGTTTTAATTTTTAATAAGTAATTCTCTCAGTCTATTGATTACAAAACCTCTAATACCAATTCTATTATCAGTACCAGAGTTAGAATCAATGTATTTAATAAAGTCTTCCATACTAATATTGTATATCTTGACTTCTACTTCCTCTTGATATAAAGTACTAAGTACTTCTTGTGCAGACTTATTAATCTTAGATTCTATCTCCTTTACTGAGTCTTCCTCTTCTTTAGTAGCTGTCTTGCTTTCTACTTTTTCTTTTAGTTTTGTGTATTCTTTAGTCTTTAACTTCTCAACTAAGGTAACCTTTAGGTTTTCTGTCTCTTTTGATTTAGCTGATAATTCTGAGATTGTGAAAATACATGCTCTTTTACCTTCAGGACTAAGACCATCAATGGTCATTGCATCTACAAGGTCTGAGATAGATTTAATTTCAAATCTACTCAATTTAGTAATAGTAAAGTCTTCTTTCTTATTAACTTCTTTAACTTCCTCTACTTTTTCCATTTTAACTTCCATGCTATCTTATATTATAATGTTAATTTATCTACTGCTGTCAAATAAGCTTCAATTGAATCAAGGATTCCTGACCTTTGAGAAGCTGTTCCATCATTAAATGTTACATTCAAGTTATTGCTAACCTGTCTATTAAATGTAGCAACTTCTGTTTTATTTGCAATACTTGTTACAGTGCCCATATCTACACCTTGCAACTTTGAATCTATGACCCTTACACTTCCTCTTACAGTGTATGCACTATCACTCCCTGACATAATAGAAGTATAGCTTACCATATTCTTTTCAGTTATTTCCATATTTATTTAATTAATGTGATTACAAAGATATGTAATATACTTGATATATACAACCTAATAAGTGAATTATTTATAGTTTTATTAATATATTATGCAGAACCAACTAATGTTATCTCTAACAACTTACCAGCACTTGCACCAGTCCTTGTATTATAAATATAGCAATTAGTATAAGCAGTTTTACCAACATGATATTTACCACCTAAAGTCATACATGGAACACTAATAACATAATTTCCACTACCATCTGGACCAGATATTACATTAGCCATACCTTTACCTATTTCATATTGGTCAACTCTAAAGTTTCCATTATAATCAATAGTTTCCATAGATACGCTATAAGTTTTTAAAGTAGCTAATCCAGCAGAAGCTTTATCATGTATAGTAAATCTATATTGATAATAACTATCTGAATTATCATTAACTCTTGGAGTAGTACTACCAACAACAGAATATTGAAGATAACCTTGAATAGGAAATTGAGTAAGATTATATTGCTTCATACAAGGAACACTTTGTCTTCTTGTATTAGATATACCTCTATAAAAGTTCATATTATATTCAGGAGCTTCTTTCCATTTAAGTCTTTCATTGGAATATATACTGTCAGATATAAATAATACTATGGCAATATCTTTACTAAGTTTACCTTCCCAATCTAAAGAATCATCTACCAAAAACAAGGGTAGTTTACCACCAGTGATTGTTCTACCATATATTTTGTAATATGCTTTTTGTTTGCTTCTACTACATATAGCAACTCCTAATTGATTCTTTTTATTATTACCAATTAGCTTGTCAATACTTAATTGTCCTCCTGTACTTGTTTCAAATATTAAAGAATTAATATTAATAACAATAGCTGAATCAGGAGAAGCATTAGCTGGAAAAGTAAAGTCAAATATAGGTTTTGCATTATGATTATACCCATTAAAGTCTGAGGCTCTATAATACCAAGTGCTCTGTCCTGATACTGGTTGTCTATAATAAATAGCATCTCCTGTAAGGTTAGCAACAGTAGGCTGTATTATAGCTACATTTTCAAACCCATAGTGTATAGACTTAAACTGTTCCTCACTAAGAGGGGCTATACTACTATAAACAACAGGATGTCTATCAGTCCACATATTTACATTACTTGAAACACATTGTGTTCCCAAGTCAGTACTTCCTATACCAAGACCTTGAGGTATGTCATTATGAATGCCAACAGGGGCAGTTATAATACCATTAGAAAGAGACATTATCACCCTCCTTTCCTGTACTTGCTGCCACCCCTGTGCAGACAATAACTCCATAACCTTTTATAGTTTCAACATTAAGGTTGCCTTCTATAATCAAAGCATTAGTCAAGTCATAATTACTTAGGTCTCCAAGTGCTTCTATTTCTATGGAGGTATTAGTCCCCCCCCCCAGTATATGGGCAATTATATTGCCTTTAACTAATAAATCTACTTTCTTCATATTTAACTATTCATTCTATTAATGGTAACAACTAATCTTGCAACTTCCTGTATATCATATTTCCACCAAATAAAGATAACTTTCTCTCCTACATAGGAATCCCATCCATAAGTTTCAACTTCAAATTCAAATGGTATTCCAGGCATAGTATAATAGTCACCAGCAGAAACTGTAGTTTCAGGGAAGTCTTTTTTCCACAATTCAAGCTCTCTAACATAATCAGTACTATCTGTATAATATCTGTACATACATACTTTAGTAGCTGGCAGAGTGCCTCCTGCATAATTTTGTGCATTAATTATAGGAGTAAGATTCATAACTTTTAGATAATATGGTCTACTAACCAAATATCTAAGAACAGCTTGACATCTAATCTGTAGAATGAATGGGTCTCCAGATATATACTGCATTTCAAAGATAGTTTGAGTATTCTCAGTATTTCTTAAACTTCTATATCTCCCTATTTTATCTTTCATATAGACGTGCATCCACAATTTACCTCCTACTGTGCCTCCTAACCTAACCTCATCATCAGTCCATTGAATTACATTATTTTCCTGTGTTATCTTAAATTCTCTTTCAACATAAGTTGCATTAGGATTACTTGGGCTTCTAAGATTAACTACAAATCTAATATAATCACCCTCTGATGTTTTGTCATTAAATATGTCAGGAAGGCATAAAGCTCTGTCTCTTGACTGAGGAATATTAACAGTCATCCTAAAGCCTTTATTTAAAGCTATCTTTGCAGGATAACCTACAGTAAATAATTCTTTAGGAGCATTATGATTATATCCATCAAAGTCAATAGCCCTATAAGGATAAGGGTTCCCATTAGGTCTTAAATATGTCCAGACTGGGTCTGGAAGATTAGGATTACCTACATTATTGACTTGCTCCATTTGGAATCCACACTGACCATTGATACTTCTCCACCAATCTGTAGAATAAGGCACACTTGTTCTTGTGTCTTCTATCATGAAGTAACCTCCCTCTAACTTCCCAAGCATTGTAGCAAGTCTTACAGGCTTGTACATTGCAAAGGGATTAATATTTGGACTTGTACACTGAGTACCTAAATCTGTACTACCAATCCCTAAAGTTTGGGGTATATCATTGTGGATACCTACTGGAGCTGTGATTATCCCATTACTGTGTGACATCTTCTTCTGTTTTTATCCACTCACTACTATTTAATATAGTTATGAGTTCTTGTGAATCAAAATCATAAGACTTAATATTATCAGATGAGGTTAATACAGGCTCTACATGTTCTAAGTGTATGATATACTTAGTACCAGCTATATTACTTCTCCAGTTAGGTTGAATAGTAAATCCTTTAGCTATTAACCAGTTTTTAGTTACAATTACATATTTCATAATTTTCTTATTAACTTTAAGGGAATATTTGTTTAGCCTCAGGGAAACTCTTTGTGATATTCTTATCGTAGAGGACTTCTATCTCAATAGGCTTGTCAATTGCTATTTGAGCCATTATTCCTAAATTATAAATCCCATCACTCAATGAAATTTCCGGTATATCGTAAACTCCATCTTTAGATATAGTATAAGTCCAAGATTCTTTAGTTGAATCAATCATCATTCCCATTAATCCAACTGCCCAATTACCTTCACCAACACTATACTGATTAAGCCCTGTGACTTTTATCTTATAAGATGGTACTTCAATCGGCTCTCCGGTATCTGCTTCGGGATTCATAGCCACTGCAATAGCACCATTAAAGGTTTCAGTAGTACTATTTACTACAATTTTATTTGTTGTAACTTTGCCAGTAGCAAAATCTGGATAATCAACTGCTTTATAGGCAAAGTTATCAAAGTTCAATGCGAACACTGGATTTGGAGTACCATTTGTCCCTCTATACAGAGAGCTCCTTATATAATTTCCAATACCTATACTAATAGCCATATTGTAAAGTATTATCAGTTTCTACAGTAATCTCTTTTATAATCTCTGGGTTCCATCCAGGATAAAAAACAGTTTCTATAGTTTCATCACTTGATAACATCTTCACTGTACAAGTTACATTGTCTCCTGATATATTCTTAACTAAGAAACCACCTTCACTCTTAAATGTACCTACCTTTAAATTAGCTAAGAAGCCTACTTGAAGGCTTGTCGAAGCACCAGTTTTTGTTCTCATCTTTGTATAAGTTTAATTTTTAATTCTAATTGTTCATTCCTTCTCTCCAATATCTTAACTCTCTCTTCAAGAGACTTAGTTCTGTTCAATATACTTTGTATTCCTAAAGTATTCAGTTGGGTAGCACCTGCAATAAGTGATATTAAGTCAGGGCTAATATAATTAATATAACCATATCCATCCTTGTCCATACCACATACAGTAGGTAGTATATTCCTAACCTTCTGCCAACTTAGACCAGTGTGTACATTTCTATCTGCATATTTATCTTTCCTTGAAAGAGCTTTATCATTGTAGGTAAAATCAAACACTTTACCTAATAATAATAACTTGGAAGCATAATCTACTTCATAGTCTAACCTATTCTTAAGATTCTCATCAGAACTTGTCATGGCAGTAATACCACCTGTAGCACCAATGTTACCTGTAAATTTCCAACTACCACCTCCATAATCCATAATATATGATTTATTAGAAGAGCTTCCTACACTACCACTATTAGTCCACCACCAATACATATGATCATTACTATGAACTCCTATACCAAATACATTATCAGATGCTGCAATCTCAATACCTCCGTGTTGTCCATTACCATGAAAACAAGCATATACATTAAATCCTGAAGCTCCTCCTGAATTTAATACTCCTGCACAATTAATTCCGCCCATAGCTTGCATATAGCTACCAGCGTATATTCTACCACTAGCATTAACACCGCCTAAAGTATGAAAGGCATCAGGACTTGTACTTGCTGTATAAATTTGTTTATTATTATATGCTCTAAGCCATGTTGAATCAGTCATATGCCAACCACCGCCATAGGATTCACAATAGAATCCATTACTTCCACCGGCCCTGACCCAACCGGCAGAATATATGTCTGATGTAGTGCTAATCCTTCCGTTTGCATTTAAGGTACTGCAATTCCAGGCAGCAGAAGAATGGTTTGAGTTATAACCGGTCCATATATGGTACATTGTGCCATAACTTGTAGCGTTACATTTTTGACTGCTTATATAAATAAGAGGAGCACCACCCCTTGAAAAATGCAAAGCACACATATCCGGAACATCAGTACCACTATATCCATTAATCCATAAAGTATCGCCCCAATATGAATCAGGATTAACGCCTGTCATAGCTACTTTGACACCTATGCCATTATTGAAGTAGACTTGGGGATTTGCTTGTTGTCCCCCAACATAATTAGTAGTTAAAAAATCAGCCCAATTTGCTCCTCCTAATAATTTATTTGCATAAATGTATCTCCATACATGTCCAGCGTCTCCCATATCATTAACATTTGTTACATACGGATGAACTCCTCCATTAACAAATAAGCTATTTTGAAAATATAAATTTCTTGCAGGATTTGTTATAAAATGTACATATGAACTATTTTCTGCTCCGATTTTGATTTCAATTCCATTATATCTTGAATATAAAAATCCTGCA